TTCTGAAAAGTTTGATAAATTTTGGTCCAATCTTCAGCAACCAATAGTGAGTTTTGTCGTTCTGTGCTAGCCATTGTGGGTCAATCTCCGATATCCATATTTATTTTAAAAATTATCTGCGTGTTTAATCAACTATCAGTCCAATATCTCTATCAAAAGATAATTTGATATTTGATCTTTGATCAGTGACTCTATACTTTACTGTTATTTCTAATAATATTCCGCTGGAATATTCATCCACTTTAACAGCTTCTGGTTCTATTCTAGGTTCCTTGTTTAGTATTTCTCTGATATCTTCAGTTATTGCATTCTTAGTTGATTCAGTTAATGGTTCAAAAATTGCGTCCCATATGATGGTACCAAAAGTCGGATCCATAACCCTCTCGCCTTTTCTAGTATTGAACTGATTTAAAAGATCCTGTCTAACACAGTCAAAGTCGTACATTTTAAAATTTTGGCCTGGACGATTACTATTGAACCCTTTGTACACATGTACTGTTGAAATTCCATAGTTTGAAACTTGATTTGAATTTGGCTTTATTACTAATTTTTTAATAGGCATGACTCTGTCCTTATACGCTTTGTGCTACGTTACCGTCTCTGTCAGTTTTTATAGGTTTAAATTGTTCTGGGTCAAGACTTTCGTGATGATCCCATGGTTCATGTGTTGGTACTCGCAACATAATGCTTCTTATATCTGGTTGACGATAATAATTATTGTTCTCCCAACCCTTCTGTATGCCCTCGGTAGCATTTCTATCAGCTTCTCTATAAGGCAATACAAAGGTATCCAATACTGGTACAACGGTGGCTGCTTCTGGCAATATTGTCAATGCTTCTAACGCATTAAGAAGATTAGTTTCAGAACTTACGGACTCTGGAGCAGGTGTAGGGCCGTTCATATCTATTAATGTAGCACGCTCAATATGGGCTCCACCTGCATTAAAGACGTTAGCACCAACTGCTGAAATATAGTTTGCACCTCCAGTATCAACAACAAATTCGCCAATACTTTGTATATTTGTTGCGGCTCCAGAAATAACACTTAAACCTAATCCAGATCTTATATTCATTTCTAACAACGACTGCATTTTAAAATCAGTAGTGGCATACATGTTTATATTTCCAGTTAAAGCATATAAATCAATACCAGAAGTTAACGGATTTAAAGGATTTACTTGTGAAGTAAGACGAATTTTTCCGCCGCAATTTAAGTTAACATGGCTCTTAGCAGAAAAATTACAATCAAGTCCTGCATACCCTTCTACTATGCCACCTGCTTCTAAATGTAAAGAACCTCTAGTGGCAACAATATTAACGTTGTTGCCTGCTTCCATGTTAATATTTCTATCTGCACGGAAGTTAAAGTCAAACTCTGTATGAATACTAACACTATCTGCGGCAAAG